GATAGTGAAGAAAGAAAAAGATTCGCTCAAGCATCTCACGAATATTTAATTGAACAATTACAATTCACTGGAGTTGAAAGTACTACTGCTGAGAAAGCTAATAAATTCAGACTTAACTTTAACCATCCAGTTAAAGAATTAGTATGGGTATCAGCTGCTGCAAGCTCTAATGTTGACGATGCTGTATCATGCACAGATGCTTTACTTCAATTAAATGGACATGATCGTTTCTCTAAACAAAACGGAAGATTCTTTGAAGCTGTCCAACCACACACACATCACACTTCATCTAAAGCAGGTGTCAATGTATACTCATTTGCTCTTAACCCTGAAGAACATCAACCATCTGGAACATGCAATTTCTCAAGAATTGACAATGCTACATTAACTGTCACAGCTGGTGCAGGTGTTGCTGAAACATTCATCTATGGTGTAAACTATAATGTTCTAAGAATCATGAGTGGTATGGGTGGTGTTGCTTACAGTAACTAAATTGCTTATCTAATATTTAATTTAATTATTCAAAAAATATATAGTATTAATACTTTTTTTGAATAATTTTTTTTATCAAATAAATATATAAAAAATATGGGTGGAGGTTTAATGCAACTCGTAGCCTATGGAGCTCAAGACGTTTACCTTACTGGTAATCCTCAAATTACTTTTTTCAAAGTTGTCTACAGAAGACATACCAACTTCGCATGTGAAGCTATTGAACAAACTTTCAATGGTACACCTGCTTTAGGTGGCAGAGCAACTGTCCCAATTACAAGAAATGGTGATTTAGTCACAAAAATGTGGTTGAAAACTAAAATTGCAACAACTGATACATTATCTGATGTAAATTCTGGAACAGCAACAACTGATATCACTCAATATATTTTAGGAGATGCTGACGATGCTGCAGTTGCTGATAGTTCTAATGAAGCAACAATTACAGTAACTGATGGAGTGCTTACTCTTACATCTGATAGTGGTGATGGTGGATATACATTTGTAGAAGGAGATGTAGTTATAATTGATGGATCTGAATCTTTCGATGGTTTATATACAGTTGCAGCTGATGTAACAGATTCTGATACTGTTACTTTAAATGGTGGAGCGAATGGTGGAGAAACACCTGCTGCTGGTGATGCAGCAGCTGCTATCACTATTGATAAATATTCAAATGCAGAATCATTCAGTTGGGGAACAGACGTTGGTTATTCATTAATTAACAGTGTTGAGTTGCAAATTGGAGGAACTAAAATTGATAAACATTACGGAAGATGGATGCACGTATGGAGTCAATTAACTAGAGACGGATCACTTGACAATTCACATACTCAAATTATTGGTCCTGCAACTGCAGCAGGTGCAGCACCTTCTCATGAATTATACGTTCCATTACAATTCTTTTGCTGCAGAAATGATGGTTTAGCTTTACCATTAATTGCTTTACAATATCATGATGTCAGACTAGAATTTGAATTTACATCTGGACAAAATACTATTGTTAATCTAAATACAGCAGGATCTGCTGCTGGATCTAAAGGTGGTAATGTATCAATTTCTAATACATCTTTATTAGTAAATTACATCTACTTAGACAGTGAAGAAAGAAAAAGATTCGCACAAGCTTCTCATGAATACTTAATTGAACAATTGCAATTCACTGGTGTTGAAACCATTTCTGCATCTGGAGCTAATAAAGTTAGACTTAACTTTAACCATCCAGTTAAAGAATTAATATGGGCTGCAGAGAAATCTGCTGATGGTGTAAATCATTTTGACTTCTCAAATGGTTCATCAGCTAACCCAGTATCAAAAGCTTTACTTCAATTAAATGGACATGATCGTTTCTCAGAAGAAACTGGTAAATTCTTTAACTACGTCCAAACTCATACACATCACTCTAGAACACCTGCTGCTGGTATTAATGTTTACTCATTTGCTCTTAATCCAGAAGAACATCAACCATCTGGAACATGCAATTTCTCAAGAATTGATAATGCTACATTAACTGTCACAACAGCTACTGCTGGTACTTCATTATACGTATATGGTGTTAATTATAACGTTTTAAGAATTATGAGTGGTATGGGAGGTGTTGCTTACAGTAACTAAATTTTTTATTTAACTTATTTAACAAATCAAAAAAATATATAGTATTAATACTTTTTTTGATTTATTTTTTAACCATTAATTATATATAAAATATGGGCGGAGGTTTAATGCAACTAGTAGCATATGGAGCTCAAGATGCTTACTTGACAGGAAATCCACAAATTACATTTTTTAAAATTGTTTATAGAAGACATACCAACTTTGCATGTGAAGTTTTTGAACAAGATTTTAATGGCAAACCTGAATTTGGTGGAAAAGCTAATGTACCAATCACAAGAAATGGCGACTTAGTAACTAAAATGTGGTTAAAAACTGATGTTAAATCATCTGATACTATGGCAAAAGTTGTAACTACTCCATTTACAACTCAAACCTTTGTTTTAAGACCTTCTACATTAGTAGTAACAGGTGGATCTAGTGGAGTTGCAAACTTATCATTTTCAAATAGTGGATTTGGCGAAATTACTATTACAGCAGATGCCGGTGATCAATTTACTAACGCTTCTTTTGGAAAAGGTCAAGTTGTTCAAATTTCAGAAACAAATAATTATAATGGATATTATTTAGTAAATAATTTAACCGGTGATACTAATACTACTAAATTAGTAGCTCTAGCAACTAATTCAACTGATAGTAATGGTACAGAAACTACTGGAATATTTCATAATAATTATGGATCTCCAGATGATGAAAATACTGACACTAATGCTAAAGTGACATTATATGGCAATGCTGAAACTTTTAGTTACGTAGATGATTTAGGGTATGCATTAATTGATTCAGTTGAATTACAAATTGGTGGAACTAGAATTGATAAACATTATGGTAGATGGATGCATATATGGAGTCAATTAACAAAAACTTATGATCAAAATCCATTTTATACTGATTGTATAAATTCACATCATGATGAGTGGGGTGATACAAATACACCTAGAACATTATATGTTCCTCTACAATTTTTCTGTTGTAGACATAATGGACTAGCTTTACCATTAATTTCTTTACAATACCATGATGTCAGACTAGAATTTGAATTTGCTACAAAAAATGCATGTTGTGTAAGTAATACTTATGAAAATAATATTTCATTAGATAATACTTGTTTGTTAGTCAATTACATATATTTAGATTCAGAAGAAAGAAAAAGATTTTCACAAGCATCACATGAATATTTAATCGAACAATTACAATTTACTGGTGCTGAATCTGTATCAACTGGCTCTAATAAAATTATATTAAATTTCAATCATCCAGTTAAAGAGTTAGTATGGGTGGTTCAAAATGACACTACAGGAAGAAGTAAACTTACTAAATTTACTGACGATGATAATCATAACCCAGTAACCAAATCTTTACTTCAATTAAATGGACATGATCGCTTTGCTGAACAAGATGGCTCTTACTTTAACAGAGTTCAACCAAACCAACATCATACAAGACAACCATCTGATGGTATTAATGTATATTCATTTGCACTTAATCCAGAAGAACATCAACCATCTGGAACATGTAATTTCTCAAGAATTGATAATGCATTACTATCTGTTACAATTGCTGAAAATTCTGGAACTAAATTATACATATATGGTGTTAACTATAACGTTTTAAGAATTATGAGTGGTATGGGAGGTGTTGCTTACAGTAACTAAATTCTTTTAAATTAATTGTTATTCTATTTTCAAAAAATTATATAGTAATTATTTGAAAATATTTTATCCACTAAATATATATAAAATATGGGTGGAGGTTTAATGCAACTCGTAGCCTATGGAGCTCAAGACGTTTATTTAACTGGCAATCCTCAAATTACCTTTTTCAAAGTTGTCTACAGAAGACACACTAACTTCGCATGTGAAGCTATTGAACAAACTTTCAATGGTACACCTGCATTCGGTGGCAAAGCCACTGTGCCAATCACAAGAAATGGTGATTTAGTCACTAAAATGTGGTTACACACTGATGTTAAATCAAGTGATACATTAGCAAAAGTAGCAACTAGTCCCACAACTACTGCTGTTTATGCTTTAGGAGATGCTGGAACAGCACTTAACGGTACCACTGCAACTATTACTAATTTAAGTATTACAAATAGTGGATTTGGTGAAATTACAGTTACAGCAGGTGGCGGAACATTAATTAGTGACACCGAATTCCCTGAAAATAAAGTTGTCCAAATTTCTGGTTCTGCTTGCACAGACTATCATGGATATTACCGCATCATAGCTGATGGTAGTGGTACAGTAGTTAAATTACATGCACTAGCAATAGATTCTGTAAATGAAATTAACGGAACAAAAACAACTGGAAAATTCCACGATGGAGCAGGGTCACCAGATGACGTCACAAATAATACAACTGCTAATGTTGTAATAACTCCTTATGCAGGTGCAGAAGCATTTGAATATGTTGATGATCTTGGATATGCTTTAATTAATTCAGTTGAATTACAAATAGGTGGAACCAAAATTGATAAACATTACGGAAGATGGATGCACATTTGGAGTCAATTAACTAAATCTTCAGAACAAGCAGCTTTCTACAATGATTGTATCAATGCCCATCAAGAAGAAAATTCATCAAGAACTTTATACGTTCCATTACAATTCTTCTGCTGCAGAAACGATGGTTTAGCTTTGCCATTAATTGCTTTACAATACCACGATGTTAGACTCGAATTCGAATTCGAAACTGCTGCTAACTGCTGTGTAAGTGCAAGCAAATCTGGTAATGTATCATTATCTAATACCTCATTATTAGTTAACTACATTTATCTAGATTCAGAAGAAAGAAAAAGATTTGCACAGGCATCTCATGAATACTTAATTGAACAGTTACAATTCACCGGTGTAGAAACTGTCGCAGAAAATACTAATAGTAACAAAGTTAGATTAAATTTCAATCACCCAGTCAAAGAATTAGTATGGGCAATTCAAAATCAAGATGATACATCTAAAACTAAATTTGTAAACTATGGCGATAACTCTGATCACAATCCAGTAACAAGAGCATTACTCCAATTAAATGGACACGATCGCTTTGCTGAACAAGATGGTTTATACTTTAACAGAGTTCAACCAAATCAACATCACACTAGACAACCATCTGATGGTATTAATGTATACTCATTCGCTCTTAACCCAGAAGAACATCAACCATCTGGAACATGCAATTTCTCAAGAATTGATAATGCAACATTAACTGTTGACCTAGCAAATAACTCTGGATCTAACATGTATGTATATGGTGTCAACTACAATGTATTAAGAATCATGAGTGGTATGGGTGGTGTTGCTTACAGTAACTAATTATTCACTATAATATCTCTATTATTAAATAACATTAATTTTATTTCTCCTTTAATTTTATTTAACACAACATCATTTTCTTTTTTGTCAATATATTTTCTAAATTTTTTCATAATATCAGGATATTGATTTCCATTTTCTATCCATTCTTCTATTTTATGCTCCATAATTGATTCTTTATCATCAATTAAATTTTGAATAGATTCATCTCTATCATTTAATATCCATTTACTACCATTATAAATCATAACATAGTTATTCTTCAAATTAGAAATATATATATTATGATTTTCTGGCTTTTTTGGATTAAAATGAATTTGCTTTATCAAATGAGGAATGCAAAAGTTTGAATGTTTCAGACATTTGACATAATCCTTATCTGTTAAATGAGATATATCTGAATTATTATAAGCTAATATTTGAATATTATTTTGAATATTATTCTGAGTTCCTATATTTATTCCTGTTTTCTTTATCAATTCATCAATTTGATTATTACGTTTCTCTAATTCCAAATCACGTTTTTCCAACTCTTTTTTACATTGCTGCAATTCATCATTTAGCAATTTTACTAACTCTGTCATATTCTGTTTACACTCATCATCTTTTATCTTTTCCTTACACGTCTTCAAATGTCGCCATAAATTCTTATAACTACTTAATTTTTTATTACAAAATTCACATACATATTCACTTGAATTATTTTCATTACATATTTTACCATTATTTTGGGTATTTTTTGAGGATATAGTGAGGATTTTTTGAGGATGTTTTTTTGGATAATGGGTATTTTTTGAGGATTTTTTGGGTATATTAATTTTTTCTTCAATGCCATATTTTAAATATTCATTTATTAGATTATCATCTGATAATATATTTTTACATATATATTTACGTCTTAAATGAGATACATATTTTGTTTTAATATTGGTATTAAAACCACATCTAGGACATGTATAATTTACCATTATATATAATACATAATTATGTATTTTTATATATTTTTAAACAAAATAATAGATATATTTTGGATATATTTCGGATATATTTTGGATATTGATATTATAGATGATATATAGATATAATGTAAATATATATTTGTGACATTAAGACCTATTTTTTGGATATATTTTGGATATGTTGGATTATTACTTTGGATATAGGAGGGGGGGGGAGACACTAAAATAAAATTCTAATTTCACTTTTGAAAATTTTTTTAAAATTAAAATTAAAGTTTTTAAAAAAATTTGATTTTTTAAATTTTACTAATAAATACATTAGAGTTACAATATGGATAAGAAACTTAATGTAAAAGATTTATCTAATGAGGAATTGATTAAACTAAGGAATAATACAGAAAAAATGAAATGGGACCATTATAATAAATTTAATAACCTAACAGAACAGATAAAGTACCTAGAATCAATCATTTACAAAAAATGTGATCATAATTGGGATTACGATTATAGTGTCTCAGGACCTTATGATGGTCCTGATAAAATATGTTCAAAATGTAAGTTATATAGAAATCATTATATGTATCAATACCATGGCTAAATGTGTTTCTTAAAAACTAAGCTTATTCTATCATTCTTAATTTTTTTATCTTTTAAAACTTTATGTTGGTATATTTTTTGACAACCTTCTTTCATAAATAATAGGTCACCATTTTCTAATAGAATTTTCTGTTTATTATCATAATTTTTAACCTCTCTGAAAATTATATTTCTAGAACTACCAAAACTAATAACAATTGTATCTTCATGCCATTCATCATAAACTGCATCTGAATGATACCTCATTCCTATATTACCATCTTTATAATAATTAATTAAAACAGAATCGTAATCAACACCATATTTACTAGTAGTTATTTCTTGAATTTTTTTAATTGTTGGAGTAAAATTATAAGGTTTCATAATTTTACTTCCATATTTATATGTATGTCCTGAATTTGACATCCATGACGTTTTACGTTCTTCTAATATTTCAATTCCTCCTACATTAATTTTGTCTTGATTAAATTTTATTTCATTTTTTAAGTCATCAATAAGATTTTCGTTTATAAAATTTTTGACAATACCAAACATTATATTTAATTTATAATTTCTAATAGTTATAATTTTATACTTCAATTTTTTTTATATAATAACTTAAATTTTTTTTTATAATTTCAAATTCTTTCATAAATACATTTTCGATAAAATCTTTCATAGATGAATATCCATAACTTCTTTGATCGAATGTAGGATCTTTAATTAATAACTTATCTTTTATTAATGATAAATTAAAGTCTTCCTTGTCTGATAATTCAAATATATTATTTATTGTTTCTAATATATCAATAATATTTATTATATTTATTGTTTTGTTATTTTCTATTACTCTAAAATAATTGCTATAATTTTGAATTAAATGTTGCTCAAAAAATCTAAATTCTGAACCATAAATTTTCTTTACATCACATAATAGTCCTAAATTATATTTTAACTTTGATATAACTATTTTTTTATTACCCTTAAATGCCTTTAAGATATTTAATAAATCTTCATTATCTTTAGTAATTTGTCTATATTTTTCTGAAATAAAAGTATCATCAAATTCATCATCACTTTCTTCTTGATTCTTTATCACTTCATTAGCTATAAATATATCACATGCATTTTTTAACATAATAGGAGTATTTTTTTTACCTATACCAAATACTTTTTTACCTTCGGCTCTTATTCTTTTAGTTACATGAGAATAGTCACTATCTGAAGACACAATAATATAAGTATTTATATTTTGATTTTTATATAAATCTTGTAATATGTCACAAATTAAATAAATATCAGTAGAATTCTTTTTAGATAAACTAAAACAATTAACTGACTCAAAAGCATAATTTATTGAAATATTTTTCCAACCTTTCATTTCTGTTTTTGTCCAATCTCCATAAATTCTACCAATAATTATTCTTCCATATTTTTTAATTTCCTCATAAACATATGAGAAATCTTTATAACTTGCATTATCGCCATCAATATAAACAGCAATATTATCTGATATATCTTGACTTGACATTTTATTAGTTAATAAAATAACTTGTTTAAATACTTTATTAGTTACTAAATTTTTCTTTTGACAGTTTAATATGTTTATTTATTTGTTCTAAATTCCATGTAATTCTAGTTCTACATATTGGACATTTTCTTGTACGTTTTTTCACTAGAGTTTTTACACATTCTGAATGATATAAATGACAACACTGTAAAGCTACTTTATCTACCTCTACAATATTATCTGTGCAAATAATACATTCTTCTTCCCGTTTCCTTTTCATATTTAATACTTCTTATCTTTTAAACTTTATATAATAAAACAATATATAAAGATTTAGTTATTATTATGAAATAATGAGTTCAGAAAAAATAGATTACTTATTAGATGACAATAAAATCAATAACCAAACATATGCATGCATGTCTCTTATTACACCAGCAACATTGAAAGGATGTTCCAAATATTTACTTAAATGCAGAGGTGTTTATGGAAATGAGGCTAGAGCAATTGATAGATGTAAAGAATTAAATAAAAAAGATCCTACTTTTGGAGTTTATAAAGTTGATGTAGGAAAATGGATTGCATGGAAAGATAATGCAAAAGAAAATGAAGATCCAAATGATGAACTAAATGAATTAATGCAGTTATATAAAAAAGAACGTTCAGAATCTAAACTTCTTCATGAAAAAAGAAAAGAGGAATTACAAAAAAGAAAAAAGGAAGAAAAAGAAGAAGTTACACAAGAAGTTACACAAGAAGTTGCTGAAGATAAAAGTGAAGATATTATTCCTGAAAATGTAAAAAAAATTAGTTACTTGACAGAAGATGATGAAATTAGCGGACAAAAATTTTATTGCATATCATTTTTAACTGCTGACCAACTTGAAAACAAGGAAGATGCATCAAAATTTACAGTTAGAGGTTTTAAAGTTAGAGGTATGTTTAATAATGAGGAAGATGCTAAAGAACATTGTAGTAAACTACATAAAGGTGATCAAAATCATAATATTTATGTAGCTCCAATGGGGCATTGGGTAAGTTGGTCAGATAATACGGAAAATGCAGAAGATTTTGAATATGCAAATAAAGATCTTAATAATTTAATGAAATCCCATAAAGAAAATCAAGAAAAAGCAAGGCAATTTACTGTAGAACAAAAACAACAAATGATGAATGAAAGTTTAAATACGATGAAAAGAGATGATAAGGTAAGTAATATTGTAAGTGAAATTATAGATGAGTCATTTGAAGAAGATATTAATTTAGAAGAGTTAGGAAATGAAGATACAAATTTGGAAGATGTAAATAAAGAACTAGAAGAAGCAAGAAAAATGTATGAAAAATTATTAAAAGAACAAAAAAATAAATAAATTAAAAATATATAATTTATATATATGATAGATTATGTATTAGATTTATTAGGGTATAATCCTAATAGACCAACAGAGGTATTAAATTTTAGATTTATTGTCCTAGTTTTATTTCTAATTGGAGTCATATTTATAGTGATTGAATTAACAAAGTCTTATAATGAATGTCCACAAAGAAAAATAGAATATAGATATTTACCCAGAACTTTCAAAGAAGAACAAGAATCACCTATTCCAATTGACGAGATTTATGGATCAATGTTTAACCAAGCATCGCCATGGGTTGGCTCTTTTACTAAAGATACTGACATTAGAACATTAAGAGATCAAAATTATGTATCACAATAAAATTGAATTATTTAATTTTATATAAATTAAGTTAACTTTTTAAAAATGAATAATGATAATATGGTAACTGCTTGTAAGGAATACATTACTTTCTTTAAAAATGGAAAAGTTTCAAATGTTAATCCAGATTGTGTAATTGAAAATCCTTTTTTTATTAGTGATGCAAAATATGGAAAAGATCTAAATATTGAAATAAATGAAAATATTTCAGATGAGTATAAAGACACATTTTCTAAATTACATTTTAGCACAAGAATTCTTTATTCTTTCATAGGGGATAATAAAGAATATCAAATAAATGATTTTACCTTTTTTACACTAAGAGAAGCTCAAAAAAGAATGAATAATTATAAATATTTTTATGACATTGCTTTAAAATATGCAGGAATGGGACATGTCCTAGTTCTATCTTTTCATCCAAATACAAATAAATTTTTTGTAAGACATGATGGTGGTGCAAATGGATATGAAAGGGAAGATCATTATAACTTTTATCTTAATTATAATCCTGAAATTGACACTTCAAGAAAAAGTGTATTTTTCGACTATGAAATTAATAAATTGATTACATTTAAGGAATTTATGAATTTACCAGTTTCTCTTATGTAATATTTTTATATTTAAACATAATTTTACCTAAAATTTCGTCATAAATAGATTTATCAATTTCGCCATCTTTATAAATTTCTTTTAAATTGCTAATTTGATTTATAACTATCATTTTTATTGCATGATTATTTTCAATTTCAGCTGTTAAATCTTTATAGTTATCTTCAAAAAATAGTAAAATATTTATTAAATAATTTTTTAATGTATTATACTTGTAAGTTATATTTAGTTCTAATATTTGATTATTAACAAAATTATGTAATTTTTTAAATGACAAATCTATTAATAACAAAAAGCTGATAATTAACAAGTATTGATCTATTTTTAAACTTTTTTTATAACAGCTAAAATATGTTGTTTCGTCAATTTTTGTGTCAATTTTTGATATTATCTTTTCATGAAAATGAATGTTATCATTATCAAAATCTAATATTCTTTCAATACTACTATAGGTATTATTATTTATAATACCTTTGATATATAAGAATTTGTTTTTTTTTTTCATAATATTTACAAATAATTGATTCATATTCATTAATGCATTTTCTTCATTATTTTCATTTGATATTCCTATTTTTTTAGATATTAAATTCCAATTTGCATTATTTAAAAACCTTTCTTCTTCTTTTAATTTCTCAAAATATAACTTACTTTTCTCTGTTACTTTATTAATTGTTCTTTTAATTAATTGTTGATTTTCTGTCACCTTTTCATTTTTTTTATAAAACTTTTGTAAATATAATTCTAAAAATATAGAATTAATTATTATACTTAATACGACATTAGTTAGTAATATTAATAGAATTTTATTATAGTCATCTTTTAATAAACTTTTGGTTGATAATGATAAAACAACAGTTATTTCACCTTTCATACCACTTAATGATAAAATCCCTATATCTTTAAAAGAAATATTCTTATTTAACTTATGGAACAATGGATAAAATATACTAATTGCTAAAAATCTTACTAAATTCGAAAGAATATAACTTAATAATGCAAATAAGTAATCAATATAGTTTAACTTATAAAAATTAATTCTAGATGTAACAATAACACCTAACAGGAAAAATAAAATAGTATTAAGTAGATATCTAGTAACTGATAAGAAGTGTTCTAATACATTAATTGTATTAATGCTAATATTTAAGTTTCCATACCTTGCCATATTTATACCAAAAATTACCAAAACAAATACCCCTGATAAATGCAAAAGTTCTGATATATAAAATATAAAAAAAGGCATTGTCAAAAATAATGAACTCTCTAATAAGCTATCGTTCTGTATCCTTTTAATAAAAAATGAAAATACATAATATGATAGATATCCAAATAAAATACTTAAAATTGGAGAAAAGCCTAAAAATATGTAATTATTTGTATCTGCATTATTTATCATACTCGCTAAAATATTAAATATTAATATTGATAAACCATCATTTAATAAAGACTCACATTCTAATAGTATATGTAAAAAGCTAGATAAATTTAATTTTTCTAAAATTGTTACTATAGTAACAGGATCGGTAGCACTTAAAATAACACCTATAATTAAACTTTTAATATAATTATTGTTAATAAATGACACTAGTCCAAATATTATCGATCCTAATAAAAAAATGCTAAGTAATAGTGGAAATATTGTTAAAATAGCAATATGATATTTATATCTTAAAAAATCATTATACTTTATGCTAAATGCTGAATGAAATATTAAAGGAGGGACAAAATATAATAATAAATTATGTGAATTAATATTTGCCCAAAAATCAATATCATTTGATAAATCTCCTAAATTAAAATACTTATTAACTAAACCACAAATTAACCCCAAAATTAAATAAATTACTGTATGAGGTATAAATCTTTTTCTCCAAAAGAACTTTATTAAACTTGTACTCATAAAGCCGAGTAGTAAAAATTTCATATTTAAATTAAATAGCCTTTTATTTAAATAAAAATTGAAAAAAAAAATTATACTTGATTCCTTAATATTTTTTTAAGTAAGAGCCCATACTTTACCTGACCACTACAACAATCTTGTAAAGATCATGGATGTCGATACACTGTATCAAAAACTCCACAGGAACTTTGACGCGCAATATCTAGAACTTCTATGGGCAACTTACATGCCGTCAGTAATAGCAGCAATTAGTCAGTCTGTCGATGAGGTAGGAAGAGTGATTACACTTGTTATTCAAAATCCGAACATTGACAGACGTTCATTGCATCGTATTATGGGTGACTTTATTTTTTTCATTGAAGGTGACATTATTGCTAAATGTCAGCAGTTGTTCAATATTGCTGAATATTCACTTTATGAACAAGGCGATTACATGAGAATCATCTCATTCTATGAACATGTTCAGAATGTAATTACTGCAAGCGGTAGGGAAGATGCGATACCAGAAGTTACTCATTTACTCAACTACATTGGTACAAAGTTCATTGACGTCATGGGTTGTATTGATGTAGTTATGAGAGGTGTTCGAGCAGGCAGGTTCACTCCAGATATTGCCACCCGAATTTTGGAAAAGATGCAGGTGTTTCTTGTTCAAAGTATCTTGGGCCCTATAAGGAGAGTACATGATATCACCTCAGAAAACGACTTTGTGGAAGCTGTATTATGGCCAAATGACGAAGAGATTCCAATGTTAAAATATTCCGATGAAGTTCTTGAGAAAATTTGGCTAGGACAATAGCTTAATTTTAAAGATAATTTTATCTTTAAAATTTTTAATTAGATTGATAATCATCTGGATCATCAGATCTTTTTACAACGTTTACTATAGTTTTTTTCTTACTTCCAAAATTATTCATGTCAATATATGGCAATCTTTTGTCATGATTAGGATCATAATACATTTTATGAAATGTTTTAAATCTACTACATCCTACAGATAAATTGTTTGCTTTTTTTGCTTTATACCAAAACACTTTTTTTCTGATATCAGTAGATCTTAATCGGTTATTAATAACCATAACACCATAGTCATCAGTCACTTGTAAGAATACTTGATCAAAAAGTTCTCTTGATGGAAACATACCAGCATAATGTTCATATAGTTTCTTTCTATTATTGATAAAATCTTCACCTAGTAAAAAAACGTAGTCAAAATTTGACCTTAGTTCTGGTTGAATACCTAAAGAATATTGCATAGCAAGAATGAATGTTAATTGATAATGTCTACCTTCATTAAAAATAGATAATACCGATGGGTCTTTTAGCCATAAGTGTTTACTACTCATACAATCGTCCATAATTAAGAAAGATCTTGGATCTATAAGTTTTTTTCCTTTTTTTTTTCTGTCATCATTTTTACCTAATATTAATTTTTGTCTATGTAATAATCTTGGGATTATATCTTCTTTATATTCATGATGAATAAATGATACCGGAAAGAAGTCATTATAAAAACCAGTCATTTTATCTGTTGGAGCAATAATTGTACCACAGGGAATATTATGGATATAACTTAATATATCTCTAATAACCCAACTTTTACCTGAGCCTGATTTTGCAATAATCGCAATTCTGGGATTAAGAAAATCACCATTTTGATCTAAAACTAGATTTTTTAAATCAAATTTATCTAATTGGAGACATTCTCCACCAAAGTTAATATCTTTATAACCACTCATATCCTTATAAAGATAATAATATTCTAAAAATTCGGCATATCTGTAAAAACATCTTGATCAAATAATGAAGATGAATTACTCATAAATTCGTCATATCCTAAAACTGGCTCTATATCTTTTTTATCGAAATATGACGCTGTTGCCCAAACTAAAGCGCCAATTATTAAAGGAATCTTTAATGTAACATAAAAAGATGGACATGAACATTTACCATCTTCAGATGTAGTTGTTTTCATTTTTAATTTTTTATTTTCGTAATTAACATCTACATATAAAATAACATAAGTAATGACACCTGCTATTAAACCAAATAATATAGGATTAATAGTTTCTTGATTCATATATAATATTTAGATATTTTATAAAGCATTAAATCTTGAAAAATATGCATCTTTCATTTTCTTATTTATTACTTTATTATCTAAAGTTTTTTTATTATAATCAGAATTATTTGTATCATTTATATTGCTAAAGACATCTTCATAATCATCATCATTGCCGATATACATAATAGAACTTTCACTATCTAAACGTTTTTTTCTTTCACTTCTTTCATTTTTAATACTTTTATCTGACCTTTCTGAAAGATTACTTTGTTCGGAATTATTTAACTTTTCAGAATTTATTATTTTGTGTAAGTTTTGATTTACTTCAATCTCTCTAATTTTTTGTCGTTCTTCATGTTGTTTTAATTCACTATGAATATTATTTTTATTCTCTGAATAGTAATTAGTTATTGGAATAGATGCAACCATTTCTGAATTTATCTCATTATTATCACCTCCAATCATATCTTGATTTACTTGATGTTGTTCTGAATGAATATTTACTATATTTTTTTTAATTTCTGAAAGTAAATTTATTGTTTCATCATCACTACTATCTTCATATGGAATATTATCTTTTACAGTATTTATTTCTGTCATTTTATCTGCTAATTGATTTGGTAATATATTACTTTCTTCATTAGATTTAATTATATTACTTTCATTATTTGATATTCCACTATTTAAATCTTGAGATATTAACTGTTTTAAGTTTTCGGATTCAGCAGCTGATATTGGTTTATCTATTTCTGCACTTCCAAACATTAAATTATCACCTAAATATTTATCTAAAATATGTTGAACAGGTAATATTTTTCTAATTGCTTCCTTAATTCCAGTTTTTATTATATCATAACAATCCCTTTGATTACGTTTCCTTTCAATTGGCCTTATATCATGATAGAATAAATATGGAGAGTTATAGAATTGCCTTGCACATTCTACATAGCATCTATGAATAAATTTCGAAAGAGGTATATCTAAAAATTTCTTTTCAATTACAGACTTACTATAACTATTACTATTACTATTTGACAATAGAATTATATTAGCTTTAATAACTGCCTTTAATAAATTTTGTAAAAAATCACATCTACTTGCTGTCTTAATTCTTGTTGTTTCATTTTCTATTAGATTTGTATTCCAACTTGGGATTCTTTTTATAAATTGTTGAAATGCTTTCAATACTTTTTTCTCTTCTCCTTTCTTTATAATTTTTTTTGATTCGTTATAGATCGATTCAAAACCTTCATAAATATGAGGTGATAAAATATTAATTAATTGAATTGTATATTCATTTTTTGTCTCTACTAAAAAATTCATATATATATATTTATATATATCATTTTTTTATTTTTAACTCATTTAAGCATTATTACCACGTTTGCTTAAAAAGTTAAATTGCTTCTTATCAGCACATACACATCCTGTTCCCATTTTTCCTGAGCACATCATGTTTGTAGCTATATATTTTTTTCCTAATTCTCCATCTTTAATTCTTGGGTCTCTTTTTAAATCAAATGAAACAGGCCATTGTTTGCCACAGCAATCAGGACTGCACATGTTTGTATCCATTTTATAACATCCTTTTAAATTACTTCCACTATTAAATGTTTCTTTCATTTTATTTGATAATAGAAAGAATACGACAACTGCAAGTAAAACATATACTAAAGTATTTTTATTGTCAAACATTATATATAAATACAATATAAAAAAATTAAAACATAATATATTATTAAAAAACTACGCATTTTAAACTATTTTATAAAACTTGTTCGTCAACTACATCATTAGAATTATCATCTGATGCCCGATCTTCAATATTTTTTTGCGCCTTTAATACTGCCTTAGCAAATGAATCATTTTTACTATCTTCTTCTAACAAGATAGCTTCAGCTTGTCTAACAGCTTCAGCTTGTCTAACAGCTTCAGCTTGTCTAGCAGCTTGTCTAGCAGCTTCAGCTTGTCTAGCAGCTTCAGCTTGTCTAGCAGCTTCAGCTTGTCTAGCTTCTTCTTTAGCTTGTCTAGCAGCTTCTTCTTTAGCTTGTCTAGCAGCTTCAGCTTGTCTAGCAGCTTCAGCTTGTCTAGCAGCTTCAGCTTGCCTAGCAGCTTCGGCTTCTTGAGCTTGTCTAGCAGCTTCGGCTTCTTGAGCTTGTCTAGCAGCTTCTAAATTAGCTAAATTTTCATTAATTTCTTTTAGTAAAGGTAGTAATTCTTTTAATTTATTTACTATATGAAAATTGTCAATAGCCATATTCCATTTATTTACTCTTTCCATTATCCATTCTACATATTCTTTAGATTTTTGTTCTAATTCTGAATTACCTAAAGTATTGACTGAATCTCTTAAATTTTCTATAGATATTTTAAATGAATTAAAATCTTTACTATGAACAAATTTCCTGACATATTTTTTATCTGTTAATTTAACTATTTCTTCTATTTGATTATTAAAATTTTGAGGCATATAGAATTACTATATATTATAATTTATTCAATTGGGCGAACTTTTAAATATAAATCATCTAAGACCCATTTTTTATTTACTAAAACTCTTGGTTTATAAAAGACTTTAATATTAAGATCTATAATTAAATCATTATATTTTTCAATAAAACTTAAATCTCTTGCAATTTTTTTGTAAAATAACGAATCGGATATTTCATATCCAAATTTTTCCAAAGCATCTTCTTGTAATTCATTAACTTTATCTTCTAAAAATTCAATTACTGTATCTTCATCTTGGACATCTATACGTAATTTTGAATCAATACATTTAATTATATAAATTCCTTCTGGAGCTATAATAATTGATCCTTGTGTCTTACCTTGATTATGATGTTCAATAAAGTGAAAAAGGTCTGATATACTAGGAAATTCATATAAAATACCTTCTGTAATTCTTGATCCAGGATTAGGAGTAGAGGGATGAGTATGGAACATATATTCAAAGTCAAATGCATCAGGCATATTATCTGGTAATAAAATTGTATCATCTACTTTATCAGAAATATTTTGTTTGGCATTAATAATTATTCTTTGTAGTCTTGATTTTCCAAAATCTAAGAGACCAGAATGTTCAGAATATCTTAATTTACTTTTGCTATCAAAATACTTCTTTTCTTTACTTCCATCTAAATATAATGATTCTAGTATCCTCAATTGATTTTTAGATATTTTTATATATCTAGCTTCGTGTTTTTTATAAATTTTAGCTTTAATTTTATATAAATCTGTCATTAATTTATATAATATTTTAATTTATAATTATTATATATGAATTTGGACAAATATAAATGGAAATATAGAATACTACTAATATATATAGATTCATACAAAAACGAGCAATATTTAAAAATTAAAGAGAAATATCAAGATAATATTAAAGAATTTCATAAAAGACATGTTAAATTATTAACTAATCTTAATAAAGAAAATAAATTTAATATTCAAATAATAGGATTTGATGGTAAAGTAAAAAAGAATTATAAAACATATAATTCAAATAGAATATTTAAATTGATTGATTCTATGCCAATGGCTAAATATAAATCTAAAATAGATGCAAAAAATTTATCTTTATATTCTGACTATAATCCTAAAACAACTATTAAAGGATTGGGTTTCAAAGATAAAGATAAAGCATTATATACTATTGAAAGAATTAAAAATGAACCAATAAAATATCAAATAAGTGTTATAAATACAATGATTGGTAGAGCTAAAAATCATCCTAATAAAACTAAAGGTATGGAAGATGCAATTAAAATTTTTAATAAATGGCTCAAAGATTATAAAAAGAATAAAAGTTAATTTCTTAGCCTTCCTATTACTAGTAACATTAATGAATATGATATAGGTTATACAATATTATTAATGGCACCATTTTTAATTTGTATTTAAAATATTTTGATGTAAAATATGTTATCAAAGCTGATATCCATATAAAGTTGAGTGTAAAAATTAAAAGATAAACTGCTAATTTATCCATTCTTAAAAATTAATATATATAAAAGAAAAATTAAAGATTCAATTTTTTACCATATTATATAAAAATTATAATATTCTATAATGAATCTAAATATTAAAGATGAAGAAAATATACAAAATAGGAAAGAGAAAAATAAACAAAATAAGAGAGTAAATGAAGAAAATACAAAGTATAAAGATGAAAATAAAAAAATTACCTTGGTTGATCTTGATAAGAAGAAAGAAAATAAAGTAATAAATTTAATTAATTTAGAGGAAAATATCAATGATTTATCTAAAAAAGAAGGAAAAATTAATATTATTTACTAATAAAAATATTATTAACTTTTTTTAAAAAAAAAATTTGATATATATGAATGATGACGATGATAATGGAGGTATGAATCTAAAAAGTAAACAAGATGAAAATATATCTTATATAATTAATGAAAATGAAGAGGATGATATTTTAGAAATTGAAGACAATATTAGTAAAATAGACAAAATAGAATGTAATAACTTTGAAAAATATGAAAGCATTAATGTTAATAATATTTATATAAATAAAAGTGTTGAATTAGATATCTTAGAAAATTTAATTTTAGAACTAAATACTCAAGTATCTTTAACAAATTTAGAAAATTGTATTAAATTAATTGATAAAAGTGATTATATTATAGATGATGAAAGTGATGAAATTAAATATGAGAAAGAAATAGAAAAAAGTAAAAATAGTAATTTAAATAATTTATATTTAAGTAAAAAAAATATAATAAAAATAAATTCTATAAAATCAAATATACAAATTTATGGATGTTCTCATTGTAGGTGTTTTTATAGGGAAGATTTTGAAATTAACAATATACATATTTATAATAATTTTAGATCTGCTGCTTCAATTTCAGGTATAATTAATGATATATCTTCATTAAATTATAAAAGTGTTATAAATAAAAAAATTATTGATAATCCGTTTGATTATCATGTTTTTAAATTAGGACAAATAGATGTTGAATATATATATTATTATAAAATTTTACAGAATATAAAAATATCAAAAGAAAACTTCTATAAAGATATAACTTATAAATTTATAAAATATTTAAAATTATTTATAAGAAAATATGCAACTAAAGTTATAATTTGTGGATCTAATTTATCAAACCCAATAAATTGGGAAAATAATATCAAGAAAGTGTTAGGTATAAATTATTTACCAGATGATATTTCATATAATTCAAAAAATCATGATATCATATTATTTAATTCCATTTTAAAAAAAGAATGTGAATTAAATAATATAAAATATTTTGATTTAACAAAAAATTGCTGTTTTAAAAAAGATAATTATTTTATAAAAAAGAAATATATTGGAAGAGATTATCATTATAAAGGTGCTGAAAATCCAGATATATTTAATTTGGAAAATAAAAATTATGGCTTATCTACATATTCTATATTTTTAAATATTTTAGTTCAAAATTTGTAATTATAATATCTAACATATTAATGAAATATGTATATTTTATAAGGCATGGAGAAGGCTATCATAATTTATGCAATTATAACTATCATAACTGGCATTTGGAATATCCTAGACTTACTACAAAAGGTATTAAACAATGTTTAAATGTAAAAAAAAATATAGAAAATGTAGATATAATTCTTGTCTCTCCATTAAGAAGAACTTTAGAAACTGCAGAGTTCATATTTAATAAAAAAAATAAATTTTTAGCAATAGATTATATTAGAGAATTTATTAGTAATCCTTGTGATTATAAAGAGTCAAATAAAGAAATTTCAGAAAATTTTGACTATGTCGATTTTAGTATGTCTTATGATAAACACGATTACAATAAAAAAGAAACAGAAGAAGACATCAATGAAAGAATAATTTTATTTTATAAATATTTACAAGATTTAGAGTATAGTAATATTGCAGTTGTAACACATGGTGCATTTTTAGAAAGATTTATAAAAAAATATGGAGATAGCTTAAATATAAAGAATAAAGGATGGTTTGATAATTGTGAAGTTAGAAAAGGAACTTTAAATTAAAAAGCTATTATCTTTTTTATTTTTATAGAATTAATAATATGGATATAATAATTATAATAATTGATGGCTACTATTTTGATGTGACAATATATGCTAATATGCATCCAGGTGGAGGAGAAATATTAAAAAAATTTCATTTAAAAGATGCTACAGATAAATTTAATCAAGTAAAAGGACATGGTGATAGTTTTGTTATGAGTGAATTAGATAAATATTGTATTGGACAAGTGAAAAATATAGATATAGAAAAATACATTAAAGAAAATTATAGAATATAAATAGCTTAAGTTTAAATTTAAGTATTCAAATCATAAATTACTTTTAATTAAAATATATTTATAATTAATGGTTAATTTATTTTATTTAGATAAAAATCCAAAGATTTGTGCAAAATATTATTGTGATAAACATGTAAATAAAATCATGATTGAAATAGCACAAATATTATCACAAGTTCATCATACTATTTCAACTAAAAAACCACCATATAAATTTTGTAAAGCAATTAGCCCTAATTTAGCACCATTTATCTGGGCAAAAGAGTCAATAAATAACTACAAGTTTTGTGCTGATTTAGCATTTTATCTCCTTCAAGAATACAAATATAGATACGGTAAGACTTTCCATAAATCAGAAAAGCCAATAATTTGGCTAAGAAAAAATATTCCTAAAGAAATCAAGAAAAAATATAGAACTAAATTTAAATTAACAGAAAATGTAAAAGCTTATTCAGAATATTATAAGGATCCAGTAATTGCATCAAGGTATATGTATGTAGATTTTAAATGTAAAACTGACAAATGGTCCTTAAGAGGAGAGCCGTCATGGTTTGACTATTATGAAAAACGTTCGAGTAAAGAGAAAGATATTTTAAAATCTAAAATTTTAGAAAATGTAAAAGTTAAATTACCTAAATTTAGTAAAAAAAACAAATTAATTGTTAGAAGATATCATAGTTTCCTAAGAATATGTTATGATAATCTATTTGAAGACAAATGGGATAGAAAAATAAAAGGAATGAATAATATGTTTAATCCAAAAAAACCATTAATACATCAGTTAGGAATTGCACATTTAAAAAAAGTATATGATATAAGTAATTTACTTTTTGATAAAAATAAATTAATCAAACTAAATAATAAATCATTGAAATATAGAAATAAACTTCGTTAAATTTGTTTTTTTTTCTTGTAGTTTTTGATCTTCTATTTTTTTTTGTTTGATAAATTCTTTAATTTCCTTATCCATTTCTTTCTTATAAATTAATGGATCGCCGCACATTGTATCACCACAGGAATCAATATTAGCTAATAATGATTTAATATTAGACTTTTCTAGGTTCCATCTACCCAACTGATTAATTTGCTCTTTTTTAAAAAATAAGCGTCTAAGCATTTTATTATTAATATATTAAATATATTATTTTTAAAAAAATTACTTTTCAATATTTATTATTTAAATAATTATTCTCAATATACATTGAAATAATCAAACGAGTTAAATATTGAGGAATGATAAATTGAAATTGTTTTGTAATAATTAATAAAGCCCATTTAAAATTTCTTAATAATTTTGATATTCCATCAAATAAAATTATATTTTTAAATGCATCATTTTTATTCATTCCTATCTTATTAGATTTTGGATCTTGAACATAATATCTTTGCCAAGTTTTAAATATTTTATGAGAAAATGTATTTATTACTTCATAAATTACTAGAAATATTATAACTAAAAACCAATTATTCCAGTTATTAATATTAATTCCAAATATATTTACATTTATAGTATCTGTTGAGGGACCAAAATGAAAAAAATCTCGACTCATTGAATTATTGGTATCTCCTATAATAAAAATTAAAATAAATACTAAAATAAAATTAAATATTTGTCCTTTAACTGCTAAATTGACATTTTTCGAATTAATAATAGAACTATCCATATATATATATTTAAATAGAATTTATTATTATATAATTAATATGAAAATAGCGATTATACAAAATATGCCAGGATTTAATAAATCTCAAAATTTAAAAGAAGTTAGAGATTTAATTCCTAAAGAAGAATTTAATATTTTAGTTTTTCCTGAATGCTTTAATTCACCATATGGAACTCAATATTTTAAAGAATATGCTGAAAATATTTCTAAACTAGAAGGTGAAACTATCAAGTTTTTGCATGAATTATCAATACAATATAATACAGTATATATTATTGCTGGAAGTATTCCTGAAAAGTTTGGTCGAAATGATAATATTAAATATTATAATACCTGCACAATTTGGAAAAATGGTCAATTAATAGATAGGTATAGAAAAATGCATCTTTTTGATGTATTAGATAGTTATGGTAATTATGTTTTTAAAGAATCATCAGTTTTAAGTAAAGGAAAAACTCCTACAATTTTAAACACACCATGGGGTAAGATAGGTATTGGCATATGTTTTGACTTAAGGTTTAATGAATTATCAAATTACTATAAAAAAAATGATTGTAAAATAATTTTTTATCCTGGTAATTTTACAGAATGGTCTGGTTCTAAACATTGGAAGTTATTATTACGATCAAGAGCTTTAGATACTCAATGTTTTGTAATTGGATGTTCTACTGCTTTAAATAATGATATGGAATATAAATCTTATGGCCATTCTTTAGTTGTAAATCCTTGGGGAGAAGTTTTAAATGAATTTTCAAATGTTGTTAGAAGTAATATATCAGAAATTAATTTAAATGTAGTAAATGAAGTTAAAAAAAGAATTCCAATAAATAATATAATATCGATTTAAATTATTTTCTACTATAAATATATGTTTTATTCAGCAAATGGTAAATTTATTATTAAAGAAAATTTTGAAACAGATAGATTAGAAACTAAGGCTAAAGACAATAACTCTTTAGATATATGGCATTATGACGTCAATGGAAATTTAAGAACAGGAACTAAAGTTTCAAAAAACGGAAATTATGAAATATGGACTGGCTATTGTTATGATGATAATTGTCCGTCATTATATGGAAAAAATAAACCCAATTTAGTTGTAGATAAAGATGGAACAACATATGTTAAAAAATTATGCATAGAAGATGAATGTTTAGACAAAAATACATTAAAAGTAAATAAGTTGATTACAAAAATAATACTATCACAAAGTTCAGATGATTTGAATGTAGACTCCTTAGGTAGCTTATCAGATTCAGAAATGGCTATTCTTTTAAATAATACACAAAATGCTATAGATGCAGAAATAGAACAATCTGATTAAAAAATTATATTTATATTATATAGATGAATAGTATAAATGAAATTATTTCATATTTTAACAATAGCTCATATGAAAATGATAAAACAAACAATGCTATAAATTATTTAAAAAGTAATAATTTAAAGATTGATTTAGATAAAGATAATTTTAATAAATTATCTTATGAACAGAAAAAAAATATTTATAAATTTGTAAATTTAAATGAAAAAGATAAAATAAACTTTTTAACAGATGCTTTAGCATTTAAAGATAGGTATTTATTAAATGAGAATGATATGAAATATTTTACTTTTGAATTAGAGAAATTATATGAAAATAACGAGTTAACTAGCAAGTTGTTTATTGACCCTTATAATTTTACTAGATTTTCTAATATAAGAAATTTAAATAATTTAAAAAATGTAATAAAAAATGATAATATTATCGATAGAGATTTTTCATATTTAAAATCTCATGACAGCATTCAAAAGTTAGGATTTTACCTTCTACCAAAGTCAGCTAGTCCTGGATTTAAAAATTTTAGAAAAATAGTTAATACTTTAAAAAAAATGTATAATTTATATCTATTTATAGATGACTCTAAATCATCTATGGATTCATCTGATCTTACATTTTTTGATGATGTCACTGACCTTAATTTCGTTAGTGATTTATCTAATCAGAGTTTAGAAAATTTAATAAATGAAAAAAACCTAACTATTATGATTTATATATATGGTTTATATAAAAGAAAAGAAGTAGTTTTAAAAAAACCTGCACCTATACAAATTAGTTTTCAAGAACCTCCAGTTATATATCCTAATTATGTTTATGACTATAATTTAATCGATAAAAATTTATATGAAGCATTGAAAAAATATGCTAAAATAGATGATTCAATTTATAAAATTATAACATTAAAAGAAAACTTTATTTTACCAATGCCTCATTATTC